CGTCTTCCTGATAAGAATAGGCAGTCATATTTTCTTTGTCGGTGGCCTCACGAATGCGGATTTCAATGGCTTCTGTGGAAACCCGTTCTGGCGAAAATCCCTTGGCACGATAAACAATACCAACGCCGTCATCATTTTCACCAACCCAATAAACAGTCCCACCATGCTCTACAGCAGTGTGAGGAGCCATTATTCCGAAGGCCATTTCTGCGCCAGATATCTTTTGAAATGGAAAATCACTATCCCCTGTATTTGTCCAGATTTCCGTTGATTTGCTGCCAAAAAGCCAAAGTTGGCCAACTGCACGAATCGGCCTCTTCAGAGTGTCCGGTGCGCTTTCGGCGGTAGCAAAATCAAGCGCAGCCCATGCCGTCCCGTCATTAATGGACGAAATATAAAATTTCCCGCTGCTGTTTTGATTGACAATAAAGTAACCGTCGATATACGTTACTGACCCTGCACTGGGAAAATCAACATCTGAAACAACGGCAAAAGTATCGCCTGAATATGTTAGTGTGTAGCCATCATCACCATCACAGATAAAAAGCTGTACCCCATTTTCATCCATAGAAACATTTCCGGTCGATGTATTTAATGTTCCCCTGCTTGTCGCCGTTCCAGCGCTGTCAACTTCATAAAGCTTGTCGCCAGATACAACAAACGCCCTGTCGTTCGCAGCTGCAAAGCATCCACGTATCGGGCCGCTGCCGCAGGTGGAAAACAAAGAAAGCCCCGGTGTGCCGTAAAGCGCAGATGTTTCCTTGCCCTGTTCATCAGAAATTGCAAACAGGTTTATGCACCGTTGCGCGTCAAATGGCAGCGATCTTTGTTCATACGATGGGCCAACTAGACCTATTTTCATCTATCCCAGTATCCTGTGTAGATGCTATTTGTTGAATATCCCAGTGGAGCGTCAATCGACCTGTTCCGCATAACCGCTGATTTAATCGCGCCCCTGCTTTCTCTCGCAGCCATCATCATGGCCTGCGTTACCTCCTGACCGTACTCGGACGATAATTCAACGGCCAGATTATCAATCAATGCTTTTTTCCAGCCCGCAGGCAGGTCAACCGTTCCGGCCAGCGTCATGGATGTAAACGGCTTCTCGCTCAACAGATAAAGCGTGTACGCGCCAGCGGGAACGCCATATAGCTTGATTGTTCCAAGCGGGTGGCCGTTTGTGTAGTTTAGATATTTCGGAATTGACTGGCTTGATTTAGTGCTAATTTTTGCATAGTTTTCGTCAGATATAATCTCAAGCGGGTAATCTGTTGTGTCAATTCTAACATAAGCGGAAATGATCCTTACTGGCTTTGTGGTATTGATATCGCCGCCGCTGCCGATAGTATATTCACCATCCCCGCCCGTTAAAACCTTACTATCTAATGTTCTGGAATAAACAACAATGCTTTCATTAATCCAGCTATCAACCATGTTGTTTAGAGTTTCAAGCGCGTCATCCGCTTCGTCTGACGACGGTGATTCCGTTTTTGTTAGCACACCAATCTTTCGCATTGCAGCTTGAATTATATCTAGGCCAGTGGTCATTATCGCCCTCCTAATTGTAATATCGGGAAGCGGTTTTTAAGCCGCTGCCCTGTATTAAAATCAAGTCAATACGCGAGTAACCGTCCACGCTTCAGGCCGAATAACCAGAAACGTGATGTTTTTGGACGCAGCATCAATGCCGGAGCCAGTCGTGTTGATGACTTGCAGCTTCACTGTGTCGGCTGCGGAAACACGGGCATTGGCGATTACCTGACCCGCTTCCAGTGCGCTATCCATAGCGATAATGAAATCGCCAGTTTTAACGCCCGTAACGGTTGCCGTTTCTTCTTCGGATGTGTTAGCAGCAACAGACCCAAGATCAACGGCAACGGTAATCATCGTCATGCCCTGAATGTTTCCTGATAAAGTTGTCGTCATATTTTTATCCTTTCAATGGTGTAAAGGTGGTGGGGGCATTACACCCCCACCCATCATGGTTAAGCGGTTACGCGGCAAGCCCATTCAGGACGGACTGCGACCAGACCGCCAAGGAAGTCAAGGCGGGTAATCATTTTGCGCGTCAGAACATCGAAGTCACGGATGATTGCGATGTTCACGCCGTCCTCAGTTGCTTGCTCGGCAAACTCAGCGCGAACAGGCAGAACCAGAGGAACGGAGCAAACGCGGAACGCTTCCTTGTGGAACATCAGCGACTGCTTGTAAGCTGTCGAAGCGGAACCAGTCAGGATCGTTACCGTTGCGTCATCAGCGGGCAGCGAGTCAACATTTTGCAGCGAACCGGAAGCGGAGCTGTAAATCGTCGGGCTGATCGCAACGTCCGCATCAGAAACGCCAGAAGCCGTGACATTCGCCGTAACCGTGAACGGTTGCAGGAAGCCGAGGCTTTGTTTTGTTTGCGGATGAACGGCGTAGACGTTGGCAATGGTAAACACAGTGCCTTTAGTCAGCGTGCCAGTACCGGTCGTGATGCCGTCAAGGTGGATCGTGCTTGCGCCCGTTGCCACCGCTGCGTCATCAACTGCAATGCCGGAAACGTCCGTACCGTTCGTGTGGTTATAGAGAAGCTCGTTCTCCATCCACGAATATCCCAAAGCATCACCGATATAGCCTTGACCGTATTCTTTTTTGCCGAATACAAACAAGTTTTTATTGGCATTGACCGCCGAACGCATCGCAGTGCTGTCCATCAGGAAGTGGCGATTGTCTTGCGGGCAAAGATACTTGTTCATACGCTCACGGCCTGCCAGAACGGTATCAGGGTCGACAACCGTCGAACCAGCCGTGCCAACGAGGTTGTAGGTCGCTTGCGTAGCTTTTTGCAGCATCTGGTTTTCAACAGAAGCGGCCATTGCTTTGATTGCGGGTTGTACAAAACGCTCATATACCGCGCCAACGTCGATATCATGTGCAAGCTGTTGGCTGTCAAGATCAAAACCGATAGTGGCGATTTTGTCCAAAGGCAGGTCAACGGCACGCTCTTTGATATCCTGAAGTGCGGATGTGAGATCGAACGAGGTCGTGCCAACGGTGTACATCGGAGGAATACGAACGCTGATCGTATCGCCCGGCGCATGACCGCTTGCGTCAGATTTGAACTCGTCCTTGCTTACTTTACGGGCAGCTTTGAAAAACTGCACGCTATCTGCCAAGTCAGCAGCGGCCATTTTAGCCAGCTTCTTGGCGTTACTTTTGATTGTTACGATTGAGTCAGCCATAGTGTTTTATCTCCTTAGATTAGTTTGTGTTTTTTTAGCAGCTCGCGTCCCGATAATTCATCGTCCGATCTGCCACCAGATACGCCCTTTGCCGAACTGATCGGCGCAGGGGCTTTTGATATTGTTTGTTTAGGCGCTCCCACAGGCTTTTGCGCTCTTGCAATTTCCATTGCTGCCTTGTATGGCGACATGGTGGCAAGAGATTCAAGCCTTCCTTCTTTAGCGAGATTGTAAAACGCCAGTGGCGCGTCATCCGCTTCAAGGAAGGCCATTTGCACATGCTCTGGTAATTCATCAGCAATGCTTCCGTATTCCATGAACACATCTTTGTAATCTGGGATAGACTGCATGTATTCGGATGCTTTTTCCTGAACACTTTCGCGTCTTTCCTCGACCCACATTTGTGCTTCATACGAAACTTCGGGCTGTTGCTTTTGTTGCGCCTCATTTTTCCCTGCTGCCTCTTTCTGGAGCTTATGCAGGATTTTTGCCTCAAGAAAATCGCCGTAATTGTTGAACGACTCCTCTTTCGGGGCATCATCAACTTTTGGCTGGCTTGTCTGAGATTGCCTGAACCTTTCCAATTCGGCTTTGTATGCGGCCATTTCATCACGCATTTTTTTGATTTGCTTATCTCTGCGGGAAATAGCATTGACGGCTTTTTTGGGGAACGGAACATCCTCCGTCTTAACAGGCTCTTGCGCCTTGTTTTCAACGGGTGTGCTTTCCGCCCCAGTTTCTGCAATCTGCTCATGAACCGCATCGGCGATAACCGGATCGGCTTGTGTGGCATTACTTACAGCTTGATCAGTCGTCATTAGTTTCTTCTCCCTGTGAACGCGGCGACATGCCTGCGTTATTGGCCGTGGCCAATTCATTGTGCATGGCTTGTTGAGCCTGCAAAATTCCCGCTTTTATTTCTTGCTCCTTAAGGTCAAGCTCTCTTGCCTTAAGTTGAATTTCCATCATACGAATCTGATTTTCAGCGGCCATTTCCTGCTGCTTTAGCTGAAGCTCTATTTTCTGAATTTCTATTTTTGCGGATGCTTCTTCTGCATCGGCCATTCCCTCTTGTGCATTCAGTTGCAGGTCGGCCTGCTTGTCCTGAAGCTGTTGCTGAAGCTGCGCCATTTCCTGCTGCATGGCCTGCAAGAGCATCTGCCCTTCCTGAATTTTGGCCTCAAGTTGCATTTTTTCAGGGTCTTGTGCTTTGTCTTCTTCCAGAAACTTTGGATCAATAACCTTTTTCATCCTCTCGGACATGGCCTGCGCACCAGCAAAGTCCATATTTTTGAAAAGCAGATCGCCCATTACCTGCATCAGTTCTGGCTGTCTGGTAACAACATCAGAGAAGAACTGCGCGGCCTCTTGACGCTTGGTGGTGTACGATGCCCCGGTCACTACCTTCACGTCATACTTTCCTTGGCGAAGATCAAACCCGCGCTCTTGCCCTTCAACGGCTTCGCCATTGACTCCAATTTCCTTGCTTTCGTCCTCAAGCCCGATAATGCGGATAACTCGTGGGGTGTCGTAAATTTCAGGAATGGCACAGACAAGAATGCGGCCAAGGTGGGTAATGGAACGGACAAGATTGTCGCCAAAATGATATGTCGCTACATCGCCCTCTTGCTTGCGCTGGTTGATTGCTACACCGGACGTTTCATTACTGCGCTGCCCTATAGCGGCATTGTACATGCCCATCGTGGCCTTGATATAGTCAACCGTTTCACGGGCTGCGTTAACTATTCCAGTGGGTACAGTCGGGGGGTCAAGGCGCTGAGGGGCCGGCGCTGGATTGCCCTGCGCGTCCTGCTGCTTATACCGCAGAACCATTGCCTTATCGGGATTTTGCCAATCATCCGCAAAATCTTCTATTTGCCCCTCGGCGGCCATCACTGGAGCCTTCGGTGTTTTCATGAGCAGCTCAGTTTCTAAAGAAACCCAGTAATTGAACATGCGCTGTGCAGCTTTTGACTTACGTATCAAGCTGAACAGGCTGCGCCTGCCGTCTTTCCAGTGTTCCTCTCCATAGACAGGAACGATGGGGATATACTTGCCGGGGAACCATGTTTCTTCCAAAACGTCTTGGCCTGATAACTTGAAATGCTTAACTTTGCTCTTGCGGATTTTTCTGGTATTGGAAATGGGCATGCCTTTTTGATATTCAAAGACATTCCCAGCATCATCCATTCCGATTTCAATTTCTTCTTCTTCCAAGACAAAATGCTCGGCAATCGTGATAACATCTTTGCCAGACTTCCTATCATCGCGCTCATCAGGGCTTTCAAAGCAAATCGGGTCTTTACCGGGATATTTGCGCTTAAATTCGTCAATGCTGATCTTGTCTATAATGGTAGCGTGGCGGGCATCCTTGCCATCACATTCGACTGAATTGCTGTCAATCCAGCATCCCAAAGGATTAACAACGCGCCGGATGAACAAATCCTGATTAAAGCTCTCGTCATCTGAATAATCATGATCGACACGCAGGAATCCAATGCCGCATTTTACTGCGTTCAGCGCCGCCGTGTCGTAAGCATCATCCGCATTGCTGGCATATTCAATATTTCTAATAAGCCCCTGAAATATCTCGGCTGTTTCTATGTCACTGTCTTTGCCACCGGGGATTACATTAATTGATGGGGTGTTCTGCCGAATATCGTTGGCGACTTGGTGGACAAACTGACCAAGCTGGTCGATTGTAAGTGCCGGGCGGCCTGTAGAGGTGCGGCTTTGGTAATCGCTCTCATCCCATTGCGCGTAAGGATCATCAGATAAAAAATGCAGATCATCACGGGCTTTGCGATAGTTTTCAGACCACGCTTCCTGATCCCGCTTTAGTCGTTCCTGCGCTGATTTGATAATATCTTCTGCCACTCGCCCGCCATACGTAACACACGCCATAATTGGCGTTTTGTCTCTGCGTCACGATGGCCAATATCCCTTTATGGGCTTAACTGAGGCCTATCGAATTTGCTAATTGTACAATAAAAAAACCCCCCGCACAAGGCA